TATGCGACGTTCCCCACGGAAGCGGATATGTTTTTATATGAAATATATTATATCAATAAATACAAGCCGCCGCTAAACGTGGATGATAAGGCGCACGACGATTTAACTATTAATTTGCCGCCTGTGGAATTTGCTGAATTTGATTGTAAACTGCTTAAAAAATGGGCTGAAAAGCTTGACGAAATGGAAAAGGCAGAACGGTCAAAGCAGGAGCGGTTAAACGAGAAGCGGGAAGCGGGAAGCGGTAAAAGAAATGCGTAAGAAATGGCACATCGGAGTGATTACAGAAGATGAATACTATGCATTTAAAGAATCCAATGTTAGTAAATGTTAGCATTCCGCGCCTTTTTGGTAAGGTCAAGTTAGAAAACATATAAAGAATGGAGTGGAATTATGATAACGCAAAGCGTGTTGATTACCCTTATTGTTTGTGTAACATTGATAATACTTACAATAATTAGTAAGATTGACAAAATTAGTACGGGAGCGGGGCCGGATGGAAAAAGAAATAATCAGGGCGTTAGAAGTGGAAATACTCAAAACAAAACAGAATGCAGAGAAATACAAATGCCTCCAAGACCATTTCACAGCCGCAAACCTGAAAAACGTTATTAACGGACTGGAACGAGCTTTAGAAATTGCAAAATATATTTCATCGAAATGATATAAAGGAGCGGGATAATGAAGCCATCAAATGCAGAAAGACAGCGCGTAGATGATGAAAGTAAACATTATATAGCTGAAATCGTCAAAGAAACTATAAAAGACCTGCAACAAGGCGGTAATATTAGATATAGCTCTAACTATTTTCAAAAAACGGAAAAGTTATTGTATAGTTATTGGGCCTTAAAAGAAACGGTAAAGCAAAAAGAAGAAGAAATAGAATACTTAGAGAGAAACGGGCTTCCAGGAAAGTCAAAGTCAATTGTTTTAGTTTCCCCTCGCTCTACAAATTCAGAAGGTGACGCTTACATAGAGCTTCAAGAGGGATACAGGAAGTCAAAAGAGCTAACAGAATGGTTGCTTATTAAAATTGAGCATGCGCTTGATACGGTCAAAAGTGATAAATATTTCTTTATCATCGAAGAGAAATATTTTAATAAAGCAAAAAATGATGATATTTTAGAGCAGCTAGAGACTATGAAGGAAAGCGACGGAACTGTAGGCAGCAGTGAAAGAACATTCCAAAGGCATAAAAAGCGGCTTATCCAAAAAATCGTTATCACTCTTTTTGGGGCCGGGGCCTTGATGGATATTTGTGAAGATATAGTTTAATCAAGGAGGCTGGATTATGAAAGGATTTTCAATGCATCAACCTTTTGCATACGCCGTTGTTGCAGGGCTAAAAGGAAATGAGACGAGAGGGCATAAAACTAATATTCGTGGGCGCGTATTTATTCATGCGACGAAAAAAGACCCATGGAAATCAAGGTTTATTTCCTTGGAAGATATTCCGAAAATAGAGGCGTTGTTGACTGAAAGTCAAGGTTTGTCGCCGTCGTGTCCGGCGAAACTTGAATACGGTGCAATAATCGGTACAGTTGAACTTGTAGACTGCGTTCCCGTGGATCAAATTGTTGACAGTATATCCGAACGGGAGCGGCTATTAGGCGATTATTCACCAGGGCGGTTTGCGTGGAAGTTAAAAGACCCGGTTATGTTTGAAAAGCCTATTCCAGTGAAGGGAAAACAAGGCTGGTGGAATTGGAACGAAGCGGAAGTTAAAATTTGAACGAAGGGAGCGGGATTGTTTGGCTAAATTAGGTGAAGCAAATCTTTGCCGAATATGACGGAAGCATTTTGTCACGTGTCGTTTTCGTGTCGGATATGCTCACTTCACAGGGTACATAAAATGCATTACTATAATAAAAAGCAAATTTTAAAACAACTTAATTTTGATAGCTGTACAGCAAGAAAGCAAGGCTTGAAACCCTTGCTTTTTCTTTTTTAGCGGGTAGGTGGTGATAATGGCAAAGCTTAAAAATAAAAAGCGTGAGCTATTTTGTCAGGAGTGGCTAATAGATTTAAACGCTACACAAGCCGCAACTAGAGCGGGATACAGTGAGAAAACAGCCAATGAACAAGGTGCAAGACTGCTAACATATAAAGACGTTCAAGCGCGTATTTCTGAGTTGATGGAAGAACGCGTAAAGCGGATGCAAATTACTCAGGATAGAGTTATAGAAGAACTTGCTGTAATAGCTTTTTCTAAAATAACTGATTATTTGAAGGTTGAAGACTTAGAGATTGTGATAGGCTATGAAAAGGATAAAGACGGCCAGCCGGATAAAAGCAAACCTATTACAAAAATAATCCGTCGCGTTATTGTTCTCCAAACAAGTGAAATGCCAGCGGATAAGATTGGAGCCATAGCTCAGATAAAAGAAACCCGCGACGGCATGGCTTTAAAGCTGCATGATAAGGTAAAAGCACTTGAAGATTTAGGGAGGCATCTTGGAATGTTCAGAGATGAAGAAGCCTTGGAGTTAAAGAAGCAAGAGCTTGAAATGAAGGGGTGGTAATGTGTGGACTACATTAAAGGAATTTTACGATTCCAACGCATGGGAGAATTTCCGTAAAGTTTTGATTTTGGAACGAGCAGAGGAAAGCGGCGTTATATGTGAAGAGTGCGGAAAGCATATTACAGAATCAAAAGATATCATCCTGCATCATTCGCCGGTTGAATTAACGCTTGCTAATGTTAATGATTATATTGTTTCCCTTAACCCAGAGAATATAAAAATAGTATGTTTCGATTGTCATAATAAGGTTCATGGACGCTTTGGACATGGCAATAAACATTTAACCAAAAGGCATAACGGAGTATATATAGTTTATGGGCCTCCGCTGTCAGGCAAGAAAACATTTGTTAAAGAGAACATGCGGCGTGGTGACATGGTTGTTGATATGGATACCTTGTATCAGGCTGTCACGTTGCTTTCTCTCTATGACAAGCCGGACAACCTAAAATTAAATCTATTTGCTTTAAAGAATTGCTTACTTGATAACATAAAAACCAGGTACGGAATGTTTAACAGCGCGTGGGTGATCGGCGGCTATCCTAAACGGTTTGATAGGGATAAGCTTACAAAGGATATAGGGGCAGAGCTGGAATTTGTGGATTGTGCAAAAGAAGAATGTTATCGCCGGTTAGATATGTGTGGGGATTATCGACAAAGCAATAAAGCTGAGTGGAAGCGGTACATAGATAAATGGTTTGACGAATATTCAGCGTAAAGTTTCTGAGAAAATATCCCCCCCTATCTTACTTTCTACATCCCTACGGGAGACCGTTGGAGTGGTCCTCTCTTTCGCACAAACCGAAAAATTTGAAAATCATTGGAGGTGTTTTGAAAATTGATAAAAGGTCAGGAATACGGAACAGAATTAAGCAAACTGGAAGAAATATTTTCGGAGATTGAGCCGGGAAAAAAGAAACTGGTTGACGGGCTTATTCAAGATGCTGCTTTCCTGTATGCTGAGAATTTGCGGCTTAAGGCGGTTATAAATGAAACAGGTATGGTTAGGCTTCATCCTACTATAAACGGACTACAGAAGCCCACAGAGGCAGCGAAACAGTACCTTAAGAACGTAAACAGCTATGCCGTTGTGATTAAGGCGCTCAATAGCGTATTATCGAAAAATATACCGGAGGAGGACGACGAGTTTGACAAGTGGATAATGGCGAAAAAAGCGGCGATAGATGAATGAAAAACCTGATCGTTGACCTGCAAAGCTGCACGGTAAACGGAAAACATTCTTTCCTTCTTGAGTATTTCCAAAAAACGCAAAGCGGCGAAATCATCAAAGGGGAAGAATTAAAAACGTGCTTGTATAATTTGCTCCAAGACCTAAGCGATGAACGATTTTATTATGACACTTCCGGCGCGGATTTAAGGATAGAATTTATAGAAACCTTCTGCAAGCATACCAAAAGCCCGTTTCATGGTATGCCTTTTTTATTGGAATTATGGGAAAAGGCGTTGATCGAAGCTTTTTACTCGTTTCGTTGGAGGGATACCGGGTTACGCAGATTTAAAAAATTGCTGCTTTTAATTGCCCGGAAGAACGGCAAAAGCACGCTATGTGCTGCGCTTGCCTTAACTGAATTGATGGTAGGGAACGGCGGCGTGGATGTAATATGCTCCAGCAATGACGATGCCCAAGCAAGTATCATATTTGATGAAATTAACAATATGCGTGAGCAGTTCGACAGGAAGGGTAAGCGAACGCACAAAAATTTAAAAGGTATTTTCAATTTACGCAATAAATCCACTATAAAAAAGCTATCCGAGAAGACCAGGAATAAAGAGGGCCGCAATATAGATTTTGCTGTATTGGATGAATCACATGAAATGAAAAATAACGTTATAGCAAAAAGTATAGAGCAATCACAGTCAACAAAAGACGAGCCCATATTTATCAATATTACAACCGAAGGATTCGAAAACGACGGCTATCTTGATAAAGAATTGAAATATGCGCGTGAAGTGCTTAACGGTGAACGTGACGATCCAACGCTTCTGATTTGGTTATATACGCAAGATTCCGAGTTAGAAATATATCAGGATAGACAATCATGGAGTAAGTCAAATCCTTCGCTTGGAACAATTAAAAAATATGCTTATCTTGAGGATCAGCTACGCAAGGCACAGGCCGATAAAAGCGACAGGGTTTTTACTCTTGCTAAAGATTTTAATATAAAGCAAAACAACGCGGAAGCCTGGCTGTCTGAGGATGAAATAATTAATTCCGAAACCTT